AGGACTTTGAGACGGACGTGTTCACTGAAGATTAATTCAGGACACAATTTGGAGAAGCAGTACCGAATGTACAACTCATTGATCAGGTTGTTTACTATTGTTGTGAAGAAACATCCTGAGAAATGAGTTGTTCCAAACTTAATTAGAACATTCAGTACCTGGGCTGAAGAGAAGCATTGTTGAATAATGAAACTATTCTTTGCTATGTTGGTTGTAACCTGATTGTCACAGAGACCCATCAAAATTCGATAGGCGGCATCCTGAAATTGTGGATGTATCCGCTTGTCAAAGTTCTTAAAATCTCCTGCAACAAAGTTCTTCCCAACGGTTGTTAAATAATCATAGATCACTTGCATGTCCCATGAGTATTGGTTCAATCCAATAGCAGAGCTAGTTTCAAAATACGAATTATTAAAAGCGGCGAGGATATGTCCGAAAATCACACGATATGCGACATTGGAGATAAGATCACCGCAATAAATAATACGACAACGCTTTTCCGTTACCTTTGAGCTGCTTATCAATTCATCCTTAAGAAATGCAACGAATCGTCTCTCGTCAATTCCTTGCGTTTCAAGCTCGAGAAGATAATCTTCTACAAGCTTCTCGAAGAATGGTTCGATATGCAGCTCACCTGCACTATCAAAGAAAAAGAAGTCAGTCTTCCCTTTCTTTTTGGCCAGTTTACAGAGGGGGTAACCAGCCGATGTTTTGACTTTCAAAGAGGCCAGGATGCCTGGAATTCCACCCAGGGCCTCTTTGATAGTCAACCGCCTTTTCCCAATAGGCCACTTCAGGTTCCTTCGCAAATCCTCTCTCAAAGATTCCTCAACTGAAGCGATGTCATCCGAATCAACCTGCACATGTTCCACACTCAACGAGTCATTGACCATCATTACTAATGGGTCAACTCCTTCGGCGCGTGGATCAAGTGGAGACATTATCGGGAGATGTTTCTTTGGTTTGGAATCCAAGAATTCACTGATACAAGATCTCGTAATCTTCGATCTCCTTGTTACGTGAATTTGTTCATTCGCAGGGATAGTAGAAATAGACCTCAAGTTAGGGCCTGAGAACAACTCAGGACCCTCAGCGTCAAAGTTGATATCGTTTCCAATTGCAACTTCTTCTGAGCACTTAAGGGCTGCTTCTACATCCTCACGAAAAACAGGAATCGCTAAACCAAAGTAATCTCTCCCGCTAATGCCACCAGCAACATGCATTCCCATTATTTTGTTTGGGAAATTCTGTCCTACAGATGTTATCAATGTTCCACAATCACCTTTCCGTGTTGGAAATTTGTACATTAAACATTCCGAAAGCTCGAAACGTTTGGAGTCACACTTGTAACTACGGTTCTTACCAAGAAAAACTTGGGTGTAGTGTGTTCCTCCTTCAATGTCCAACAAACCTGAAGTTGATTGAAAATCATTGGCATCATCTATTGACCAGAATTTCCTAACATTATTAGGGAACTGGGCGTTCTTCTTCCTTGGGTAGGTGAAAAACACCAGATCTTCTGCTGATTCCGATAGCCTGAGCATCGATGAATTGAAAAGAAATTCATCAGCCGTACCATTCCATTTAACCTTCATTTTCACACCGTCTTCAATGAGACTTCCGTCACCATTGAGGAAAGCGTGATAATAGGTCATCAAAGTGGAACCACTTATAGGATTAGCACGGTGAGGAACTCCATCAATTTCGATGATGGGATGAGAGCTTCCACCTGATTGGGCTCGAGCATCTCGGAAGGTTTTCACCTTCCTTGATCCACGTTTCTCATTGGATGGTTTTCCAGACTGTCCAAAACACACCTCATCTGGTATGTCTTCATCTTTCTTGAACCACTTCCTGATGGCATATATTATGACGAATATACCGACCCACTTTGAAACACCAATTATGTTTTCGGAGAAATTCTCCTTAGCACTTGGTATTTCAAAGTAGATCCCTTGTCCGTCATTGAACGTAGGATCCGCGATATGCACGATTGGAGTTGTTCCATGCGATAGAAATTTGTCAACACAAATATTCAGCCACATTTTGTTCAACTCGTCCTCGTACTCTTCGGGGGCTCCTATGTATTCAAAATACATGTCTTCAGGAAGTAATTCAGGAATTATGGTTGTCGATCTAGGATCACCACCACCATGGATAAACTTCCAATCAGGTTTCACGCCATTTGCTACACATGTAGAGCAAAGAAACGGATGTACTGTTTCTTTATCATGCTTATGGGTGTATTGCTTCCCACAGCATGTCTCCTTCATGGCTGGCCGGCCGTTATGTTGTCTCATCACTTCACCCCTGGCGTTAAAAATGGGCTCGTGTAACAAGCCCAGGCAATAATGCCTGTGGTGCTGTGTTGGGTCAACATTACTATGGTCAATGGCGGAAATGACCATGTGGCCTGCGGCGTTGCTCTTTTGAGAGAGAAGAACGACATCCTCTTCTCCCTCCGTGGCCGTGTCGAAGCCATCCTCTGAACAAGATGACACATCTAACTCAACCTTGAATTTCTTCGCAATTGAAAAGATGTACCGTCTTGTTTCCTTGGCTCCGATTGGGGCGTCTGGCTCTGAATCACCCGACTGACTTTCAAGGAGACTTAAGTAGTCAACGTAGGAGTTCTTTACAACAGACTCAATTTTCTCGACAGACATTTTGCCTGTGAGCTTCTTGAGTCGGTTGTAAAGCCTCCTAAACTGACTACTTTTGATCACTTCCAACTCGGCACGCTCATCCGTTCTTTGTGGGGCTGGTTGTGATCGGTCGTCCTTTTGGTCAGTGGATTTTCCAGGGCCTTCGGCTTCGAAGTCGCCACCGCCGAAGAATGAAAAGATCGCTTCACCCAATCCTTGAGGTTCGCTGGGAATCCCACGTAACTCTCGGATGGTATCATCCAACATTTCTTGTGGAGTCTTTTCAGGCATCAATTCAGAATTGAGGCCTAACCTGACTTTTTCACAAGTCTGCAGATGTGCATCACGGTGTGAACGAAGATACGTTACCATAGCTCCGTACGATAAACCTGAAATATCCCGGGAATTCCCAGGAGTTGGTGGTTTAAGAGTAAATCGCAACCAAGCCAATGACTTGATTTCTTCTTGCGATAACTCTTTCAGGTTAATCTTACCGTTAGCGAATTGATCTTTATACTCTTCAGCGATGGAGAGTTCGATGACATACTCCCTACGCCTCCAAAGAGCATCCTGTGGAATATTAGGAACTTTGTTGTACGATGTGTTGTTAATGGTGATGACACCAATAGCTTCGCACGTAGTTCCTTTCAATCCCACTGCTGGATTATCTATGGAAGCAAGAGGAGGTTTGAAATTCTTGGTGGAAACTAACTCCAAGTATTGTTTGGCCGTCAATACTTTCGAGTCGGCTTCCCCAACCAGAAACTCATCCATGACGATGAGATTCTGTCCAATGTATCCGTCCCAGAATTCAGAGGCGACTGGCACCTGGTAAATATCTGAGTCGAGTACATTGAAGACATCCTTCACGAATTTCGTAGTGAAGAGTGTCTTTCCATATCCGGGTGGGGCACAAATATGGATACTGTAGGGAAGATCCCTGTTCGACTTCTCGTTTTGATAGTTATCCAATATTGACAAAATATGGGTTATCGAAACGAGATTTCGAACAAAGATGTTTCCGACAGTCGGTGTTCGAATTTTCCCTCTCATTCCTAAAGCTTCTCTATGCAACTCTTTTAACCATTGATGATAATCTTTGGAAACGAGAACCTTGGGAACAGATTTCAATCTGATTACTGCAGAACTCCGCAGCAACCAGTCTTCAACCAAAATCTGGTCCTTAGATTCCTGTGTTCCAAACTTCATCTTCAATGCCGTCTGAATTGTTAATGGTAAAACCAAAAACAGAGAAGCTAAGAGGAAGGAGGAGGAAAGCCCCGCCGTCACTAGAGACGTGAATTCTCTAGCTCTCTTAGCCAAAGTTGACATATCAGCTACACAAAGGCCTAAGACTAATCCAAGGAGGGTGATAACACCCGCAATTGGATCAGCCGAAGGACTTTGAGCAGTGAATCCGTCACCTTTGTACATCGCGATTAGTCGATCAATTACAGTCGTACACAACTTGTAAGAGAGGAACCCGATAATATCCACCATTAAGATAACTGCGAGAATACACAGAATCGTTAATGTCTTCGAAAAGTCTGGATTATCGAGAAAGTCGCTTACAAATTGGGATGGACAAAATTGCTTGACTATCCACGATCGCAACCTTTTCATAACACTCTCAACAGCATTTCCGAGTGTCTCTGAGATAAACCCAAAAACACTTTTCAAGCCATCGATAATGTTTTGAAAAATCGTTTCCACCACCGTCTTCAATGTCTTGGCTCCAGCCTTGACAAAGTTAGTGGCCGCGTCCAAAATGCCTTTAAAAACATCGGTAAAACCTTGGGCTTCGAAATCAGTTGTTTCCACTTGATCTCGTTGTCCAAAATCTTCGGTGTAATTATAGGCTTCTCGAACTTCGTACAAGAGAGACAAAAATCTCCCTCTCGTCATGCGAGGATCGCAAACCAACTTTCGGTCCTTAGTAGTGAGAGCCACTATCACGGCCCGATATAATCGGTATTGCGCATACACATCACGTCCCCTAATTTTGGCGAAAGGGGCCATCCGCAGTTCCATGGCAATAGCACTCAAATCATCCAACATTGCTGAATCATACAAGTACTTATCACCGAACTTCATTTGATACATGCATGGGCACTTCACGTATCTCGTCTGGTGCGAGCATAATAAAGGCCTAACAACGTACCAAAATCGATCTTGTTGTTGTGCTCGACGGATTTCATCTACATCTTCTTCTTCCGTCTCTTCTTCACTAGTTAACTCGTCTTCGTAGACTTTCACTAGTTCTTCTTCTCCATCTGGGTGTCTTATGACATATTCACCCATCTGGACTCTGCCTAAATCAATGGTTTGACCTCCATTGACCGACGTCTCAACGTCTAATTCAGGTTGTGCGCTAATTTCACTGATTTTCCCTTCAGTGTTCGCCACCACGCTAGTAGCTTGCTTAGGGTTAGTAAACTGAGTTACTTCTTGTCTTGAGGACATTTCGCTCAATTTCTCAATTTCACTTTTCAAC